TACTTAAACTATTATTATTGCCATCTAAATCGCCACCCCAAGTATAACCACTTCCCCAAACTGAAGTATAACCAACATAACCATCATCACCTTTTTGATCTATTGTGATTGTATTACCTGTTCCACCTGTAGAAAATTGTACTTTATTATCTTCACCTTCTTGTGATATGGATGCCGTCATATCATCATTACCTGTACCAACTTGTGATAGATAAATTTCGTTTGCATTTGCGTACTTTATAGTTTGCACACTTAAAAAAACTACACTAACGCTGATAAATATCGACATTATTGACACTGCCATCTCCTACGATAAATTCTCTGATTTGTATATCAGTTTGTTCTAAATTAATTTCATATTGTGATCTTTTACTTAATACGATACGAACATAATTGTTTGGACCTTGTCTTGAAAAAATAAAATTTTTGCCATCATCGACAAGAATAATACCATTTTCAAGTTGACCCGTTTCTTGTTTTTTCTGAACAAAAACATCTGTCAATTCAGACAAAAATTCTTGAGCCAGAATCTTATTTATTTGATCCAAAATATCTGCTAAGAAATCTTGTTGAAGAAAATCAATATCTAATTCTGTAAATTCTTCATCCTCTGAAGTTGTTGACAGTAAATCTTCATTCAACGCATCTATTTCTAAAAAATCAATACCTAAAACATTGGCACGTTTTTCTGCTTCTTCTCTTGCCTCTAATTCATCAATTTCTCTTGGTGGTGATAATATAAGTAAATTGGAAATCATACTTTCATCGATATCCACAGAAATAGGTTTGAATGGTTTTGTTTCTGGCGCTTCTACTCTTGTCGCTTGAAATGCTTGATTCATAATTACTTGACCTGCATCAGATTCAACAGATATTTCCCCCACAAAACAATTGCCATTTGTATCACAACTTGGTAATAAGATAATAGTTGATCCACCAATTTCATCAACGATCATTGCAAAGTCTGTACCACGGACACCAATGGTTGCTGTTGGTGTTTGTATTTTTACATTATCTCTGTAATCTTTTGCAATTTGGCCAGATGCATATTTGACTGTTCCTAAAGCAGCAGTTAAAGAAAGTCCACCTTTTTTGTTTGCTGGATCATAGATAAATTCATCTATGATTAATTTTGAATGTTCAGTTATTTCTACTGTGGTGTCATCAACGAAAGTAATTCCTGTTCTTCCGTTCCCTGTCTTGACTTCATCATAAGAAAAAACATCTAACTCCTTTTGAAGTTGAAGTTCGCCACCGTCTGTTCTTTTGATGACACCTTTACCTTTAAGATCAGTTACATTTCCAATACTGGCATCTAAATTGCTAGTGTAAAGTAACAAAAATAGAAAATACAATACTGAAAGTATTGAAATCCATTTAGTCACTTTGTGTAATGTCAATATCAAAATCGTCACCTGTTACATCTAAATCTATGTTATTATCATACACGCCAGACTGCGTAATGTCAAGGGTTCCACCACCACCTGTAATATCTACAAGTATAGTGTGTCCGTTTACATCACCATCTCCGTCAACATCAATATTCATTGCAACACCCTCATCTGAGTTTGCTGAATTAGTTGAAAGTGATGATGAGTTATCCACTGTTACAGTAACAGAAGCACTCTGACCATCTACATCTACATTAGTGACATTGTGATCACCTGTTAGTGTAAAGACAATACTTGAAGATGATGCATCGGCAACTTCACCAATGTCAAAATCAAATACGTTGTCATCACCAACTGTAGTGATGTTTAGTGTTACAGTATCACAATTACCTGCTGATGTCGAACTACACAATAAGTCCACAGTATTTGAATCACCTGTAAACGACCAAGTACCTTGATATGTAGCACCTTTAATTATCGCATCTATTGTATTTGTGTTACCTGTTTGTGTAATACTAAATGTCATGTTGTCACCATTTAAAGTCATGTCTGTTGTTGAATCACCAATCTCGTTATTCTGTCCGTCTTGTACGATGTCCAAATCAAGATTGTCACCAACCTGTTCTATATAAATGTCATTTGCGTAAATTGACCCACAAAATAACGTTAATAATATAATTAACGTTTTGTTTATCATTTATTTACTCCTTATATTTCCAAACTTTCTTATCTACTCCCTGTCCTATTAATTCCATAATACCTTGTTCTATAGCAGCTCTCACTGCATAGTTAACAGGTTCATTCGTTGCTACACCTGTTTCCACTTCGACAGCAGTAGTTCCCATATCTACAAATCGAAATACATCGGCACTTGTAGCATGAGATGCAATAGTTTTTTCTGTAGCAACTGTTAGTAATACTTCACCAGTTGAAACACTCACTATTCTCATTGACACAGTAACATTATCAACTCTATATTGTTGAGTGGCGCCTATACCCAAATATCGAGCACCTGCTCCTCCACTTACTATGTTGGAATCATATCCTATAATTCCACCTTCAATAATCAATCCAGCGAATAACAATGGTTTCAATTGTTTATCGCCCTCTTCATACTGTTCACGTGTTGAACGAATCAATTGTCGTTCTTTAATTAAATTATCTAAACCACTTCTTTCAACAACTTTGAACCAAGTACCATTACCAACTTCTTGAAGTGTTTGTATTACCCAAACTTCAGCACCCTGTGTTACTGCGGTACTTAGTTGACTAAACTTTTCACTTGGTTTTCTTTGACCTGTTCTATCAAAGAAAGTATAAACTGCTACTGTGATCGGCGGTCCGTCTAATTTTGGTACTGCCTGTAAATCTAAAACTGATTGTGAAACCTTTGGTGGTTCATAATCAAATGTCTTAGGTCCTGTTACACAGCCTGTTAAGAGAAAGAATACAAGTAACCATTTAATCATTAAAACCCGAAATCACCGATTGGAACTGTTACAGTTGTCACGGTACCGTCTTCTTCAGTTACTCTAATCATAATAGTTCCTAAGTCGGTATCCTTTTCCCAATAGATTTCTGCCCCTTCAATCGTTGCTGTTCCTGTATTAGCACCATCTTCAGCAAACATATTATCAACTAATTGTTTTGATAAATTCGCATAGATACGTGATTCTAAGTTTGCAAGAAAACGATTTACTGTTTCATTTTCTTCTTCTCGTTTTTTATCACGTTCAGCCGCTTCTTCATCATCTTTTATCTGTTCTTTTCTTGTAAACTGTAATTGTTCTATTGCTAGAACATGAGATGAGTATCCTTGACCAGAAAAACTAGGATTATTAAAGTCATGTATTAGTTCGCTGGCCGACACAGAAACACAAAAAAACAGTATAAATAACGTTCTCATAACGTTTCTATTTATCTGTTTTGTCTTCTTTATTCTCGTTTTCTCGCATTTCTAATACAGTATTCAGTTTAGATCGTAGTCGAATAATGTCATTATCTAACATTCTGACCCTATCGATAAGAGCTATCAACACTTTCATTGTGTTATCTAACTTTTCAATGATTTGTGTTGTAACATAATTGTAAATAAAGTAAATGAAATATCCCATGGCAATCGCAGCCAATGTTGCGAAACCATATTGTTCAAGTATTTGTAAAACGTCCATTAGTCCTTTCGTGCATCCTCTTTACCATCAGAACGTGAAAGTCTATCTAAATCTGGTTTGAGATGTAATGCATGAGATACTAATAAATCTAATTTAATCATATCATGATTCATTGTCTTGATGCGATTATCTAATTGTGCAATGATACCTGTAATTGTTTTTACTTGATCAACAACACCTGCTAAAATATACTTTAGGATGATGTAAATGAATAATCCCATTGTGATTGCAGCCGCAACAGGTAAACCAAACTGTGTAAGTATTTGAAAAAATAATTCCATATTTTTATTTAGTCATTAGAATTAAAATGCAATATAGCGTCTTCAAAATCACTATAATAATTACGTCCTACGTTTATCTTATATTGTTTAGCATATATTTTATGTTTTTTTGGATGAGACTTCATAATCCAATGGGGTGGAAAATATTTAAGTTTCATATTACTTTTAACATTCTCCCATATAAAATTTTGCACACCATATCTAGGTTTTGACACATAATTATTATTAAAGTAATATTGTTGCCAATATTGAGGGTTATCAAAATATTTTAAGTAAATATGTTTACATTGATGTGATTTAAACTTTATAAAACTATCATGCAATTCACATTTATCATCTAATTTAAAATTTTGCCAATTACGATAGATTGCAAGAAACTCTTTATTTTTTATGGGATATGAAATCATTGGTGAAGGTTTATAATTCCAACTTACATCAATATCCATATAAATTGTTTCGTCACCCTCTTTTGCATTTATGAAATGACCATTAAAGAAGTTCATCATATTCCAATGAATATGTTTATTAATATTTTCCTTAGATAAAGGAATAATATTAAATTTAGGATCTAAACCCTTTTCATCTTCTGTATAACAATGAAACTTAACATTACGTATATCCTTTGTCAAATCATTGAGTAACTCTGTTATAGATTGACCAAGAAGTGTTTTGCCAAACTTAACCGTACAAAAGTGTATCAAGTTTAAATACCTCCACTTTTTCTGCTCCGGTATACATTCCCTTATACTCAGATAAAAGATTTACACCTTTTACATAATCTTTTGACAAATTTTTATATGCTAAAATTGCGTCTTTTTTTTGATTGTGGTATTTTGATACATCTACATAGACATTTGATTCAAAAGTTTTATACTTTTGACAATAAGGATATACCATCATATACCATACATCAAAATTTTTATTTCTTTTTAGAGAATTACCTAGATTATGGCAAAAACGATGATCTTGATGCCAGTCTTCATGCCAATGTGTAATTAACAAATCGTAAGATGACATATCTATTGTAGATTCTATTTCTGCAATTACATTACTGGTTGGAGATTCGTCTCTATGTTCTAAATAAATTGGATTAAAACCCAAAATCTTAGATGACGTTGGTACAAATTTTTTGTGTGGAACATTTGAACATAGAATAATGTTATCCACATGTACTCCCTCATTTACAAATTTTGCAACCGTTCCTCCACATGATAATTCTAAATCATCTGGGTGTGCCGATAATACAAGTACTTTAGAATAATGTTTCAAGATATAAGTCCTCATTTAATATAGAATAGTTTTCAAACTGTCCTGTTAATAATATATGCGAATATACCTTTTTAGGTGCATGTTTATTAATCATTTCTTCCCACCATCGTATTGGTTTAATAGTACAATGAGCATTTTCCCCATTTGGTAAGATTGCCATCGCAGGGTCGGTAGCGATTGCAAAAAAAACAAACTTATTTGCTCTTTCATAAATTTGTTTGATAACACCAGGCACTTCGTTTTCTGGTATGTGTTCCATGACATCACAACAAAAAACACCGTCATATTGTTTGTTTGGAATTTCTGAGTATTCTTCAATCGCAGGGTCATATAAGTCTGGCATCATTCCAAACTTTTCTGCAAGATTTACCCTTTTGTATATTTTTGCTTTTCCACAACCAAAGTCTAATAATGATTCTGATTTTGTATCATCAATTAGACCTTTAATTTGATTATAATAAGAAAGGATCATCTGGCCATCGCCATACCCTCCTACTTGTTTATGATATATCTTGTATTGTTCTATCGTCATCATGTATCCTCACAAAGTAATCTGCATCCACAACTATAAGTGGTTTATGATTATTCTTTTTAATAACTACTATGGGTTCATAGTCTTTTGAGTTTTCAGTTGCTTGTTTATATGATTCCCAAATATTGAGTTTCTCTTGATTTTTACACTCTATCGAATAAGGAAATTTTTCTCTAGCAGCACGAGCCATGATAAGGTCTTCCCCACCTGCACCCATACTCCTAGATTCTATATCTTCAGAATGAATATTTAATTTTTCAATCAGTAAATCACGAAACCATTGTTGTAATCTACGACCTTTTGCTTTGGCCGATTGTGTTTTCATTCATCAATTTCCTCTTCATAATATTCTTCATTATCTTGTTGGTAACCACAGAATGGACAATATTCTATTGGATAATAGTTCTCGTCCATGCTGTGCTTTATCTCATATGTAGCTTCGCATTCTTCACATAAGATTCTTGTTTTCATTAGAATAGTTCCTGTTGTTTCTTTTCTTCTTCAAGTACACATGTACCTTCATCATGGTCACAATTTAAATGAGCATTTGGATCATCATATGCAACTTGCCACTCACCTGTCAAACCTGCAACTTCATATTCAGTTACACGATTCTCGAAGAAGTTTGTGTGATCGGCTGCATTTAAAATCCACTCTAACCATGGAATTGGATTATCTTTTACTTTGAAGTTTGTTTTTAGACCAAGTTGTAATAATCGTCTATCTGCAATATAACGAATATATTGTTTTACATCTTCTTTAGTTAAACCTTCTGGTTCACCCATTCCGTATGCTAAATCAATAAACTTATCTTCAAGTTCTACAACTTTTCTAGACATCTCATAGATTTCCTTTTTCAATTCATTATCTACGAGAGACGCATTTTCTGAACAGAATGCTCTGAATAAATGAGCAATACCTTCTACGTGCATTGATTCATCTCTTACTGACCACTCTACGATTTTACCACATCCTTTCATCTTACCGAATCTTTGGAAGTTTAGTAACATCACAAAAGATGCAAACAGTGAAATACCCTCGTTAAATACTGATTTAGCAAGTGCTAGCGCCATGCCTTTCTTTGTACTTACGTTAGAATTCATCATGAAGTCAACTTTGTCTGCCATCTCTTGATATTCTAGAAATGCATGAAACTCTTCATCAGGTAGTCCTAAAGTTTCATTTAATAATGCATATGCTCTTTGATGTATTCCTTCTCTTGAAGCAAATGATCCAAGCATATTTCTTATCTCATTATTTTTAAATTTAGGTAGAAACTGATCATAGTAGTTTTGACCAACTGCAACATCTGATTGAGTAAAAAGTCTAAGAACATGAGTAACATATTCCTTTTCGACTTCGGTCATCTTTCCACCTTTCCAATCAGTTACATCTTCAGATAAATCAACTTCATCTTCAATCCAATGCACCTTTTCATGTTTTTGTACAAACTCGACAGCCCAAGGATAATAAAATGGCTTGTAAGTTTCAGAGAACTTGTATAGTCCACCACCACGTTTTTTTAAAATCTTTTCTGAATTCTCTAATAATTGAGCATATCCACCGATTCTTTCACCATTAACAAAGATTTGAGGAACAGACATAATTGAACTTACTTTACTACCAAGTCTTTCTTCAACATTATTCACTCTTTGGAAAAATTCCATTTTTTCATCTTCATTCACTAAGGAATGTTCGGTATATTCGATACCATGTTCCTTAAACCAATTTTTTGCATTTAAGCAATAGCCACACGTTGGCGTTGAGTATATTTGTACGTCCATTTCTTTCTCCTTTTATCCTTGACAAGAGACACATTCTGCCTCTTCTTTTGCTATGTCTGAGTAGTCTTTTAATTTATCTAGTTTTACTTTTTGAGAGATATTCTCTGCTCTTTTCGAAACTTCAGTCCTTAAATAGTAAAGACCTTTACACTCTGTTTCCCATGCTCTCATATGAACAGATTGTACATACTTTTTAGAAGCACCTGCTGGAAAAAATAAATTTAGTGATTGTCCTTGATCAAGATACTTTTGTCTTTGACCTCCCAACTCAACTAATCTCATTTGATCTAATTCAACAGCAGTTTTAAAAACCTTTTTTGTATTTTCATCTAAAAATTCTAAGTGTTGAACAGAACCATTGTTTGTTACGATTCCTGTCCAAACTTCAGATGTGTTCATCTTATGATCTTCAAGAACTTTTTCAAGAAATTTATTTTTGATTAAGTGTGAACCTGCTCTTGTTCGATGAGTATATGCACATGCTTTGTTTGGCTCAATAGATGGTGATGTTCCAACAATCATTGAAGAATTAGCATTAGGGGCAATCGCCAGACAGTGTGCATTACGTCTTCCTGTTCCCTTCATATCTGGTGCTTCTCCTTTTTCTTTTCCAAGAATCAATGTTTGAGCATCTGCTTCACTTCTCATCCATGAAAAAATTTCTTTGTTAATACGACCAGATTCTTCAAATGGTATCATGTGTTTTTGTAAATATGAATGATAACCCATCGCACCTAAACCTAGACTTCTTTCTTGTTGTGCTGAATATCTTGCACGACTAATTTCATCACCTGCATGATCAACGAAGAACTGTAATACATTATCTAAAAATGTGATCAAGTCTCTTACGATTGTTGTATCTTTAAACTCATCATACTTTTCTAAGTTCAATGATGAAAGACAACAAACAGCAGTTCTGTCTTCACTTGTTGGTAAATGTATTTCATTACAAAGATTTGAACCATGTATTTTTAATCCCTTTTCTTTTAGTGATTTTGGCATATATTTGTTTGCAGTATCAATAAAGTTAACATAAGGTTCACCTGTTCTAAATCTTGTTTCTAAAATTTGTTCCCATAATTTTCTTGCCTTCACTGTTTCTCTAACTGTGCCATCGTTAGGATCAATCAATTGCCAATCTAAATTCTTTTTTACTGCATTCATAAATTTGTCTGTTACATTTACTGCATTATGTAAATTCAAACACTTTCTACCGATGTCACCTGTTGGAATACGTATTGTCAAGAACTCCATAATATCTGGGTGTGATACATCAAGATAAGCTGCATAACTTCCTTTTCTGGTTTTACCTTGTCGATATGCAATCATGTCTGCATCAACTGTATGCATGAATGGAATCGGACCAGGTGCCATGTCTGAAACAGAACGTACATTTGACCAATGACCTCCTACTCCACCACCCTTTACAGATAACCATCTTAATTCAGATGTGTGATCAATCAGTCCGTCTAGAGAATCTGGTACATATGTTAAGAAACAAGAAATCGGTAATGCTTTTGGTTTTTTATTTGGTAATGGTGCATTAGATAAAACAGGGGAAGCATACATAAACCAACCTTGAGATGCATAATCATAAATTCTTTGTGCAAGTTTAATATCACCATAACAGTAAGCATTAGCAGCTCTCGCTAGTGCGTATTGTGGAGAGGGTTCGTCTTTAAGACAGTAGTAATCTTTTAAAAGTTTTTGTGCTTGGTCTGTAAAATTTTGATCTCGATCTGTATCAATTTTAATATTGCAATATTGTTTTTTCATATACCTCTCCTATGTTTTTTTCCACTCTAATAATTTTGTTTTTGCCAATAAACCATTAAAAGTATTTTGTGCGATAATATCTTTAATTTGTCTTTTAGTTTTACCACTTTGAATCATATCGTTAATATCTTTTTCCTTGATATTAGAAGGCCAAATGACAACATCAAAATTTTCATCAATATAGTTCTCGATTTGTTTTACTATCTGAAAGTTTCTCGGTTCATTGTCAGGTACTAAAACAACATTGTCTTTGTAAATTCTTAAATCGCTCTGAGCAGTTGCAAGACAGTTATCCACAAACAAACTGTCAATAGGACCTTCAACCACATAAACTTTGTGTTCCCAATTGATACGTTCAAGTCCGTAAATCTTGTCTTGATTTTCTTCAGTTTTGATTGTGATGTATTTAGGATTTTCATTTCCAAAAGCTCTCCCTTGAATGGCAATAATTTCGTTTTTTTCATTATAAAATGGAATCACTAGTCTAGGGTGATCACCTGTTAAACTAGGAAACTTATTATCAATAATCGTATTTACAAACTTATAAAAGTGTGGAGTATAATATAATAAATAATGTTTATCTGCAGGTATCTTTCTATTCTCAACAAACTTTTTGACAGGATGATCATGAGATAATTGTGAAACTTTCTTTAATTTTCTAAGTTTAGAAGTAGATGTCTTTAACATATCTTTTACAAGTGGTGATAATTCATCTTCTTTAATACGTATTCCTCTTGCTTGGTCTTTGGGGATTTCTGCACGATATGATTCTGTCATAAATTCACTATACAAAGTCTCATTCACATGTTTAATTAATTTAGGAACATTAGTTCCTACACCACAATTATGACATTTATAGATAAGAGAATTTTCTTTTTGAAATACGTATCCTCTTGCTTTACTTTTACTTTTTTGAGAATCGCCGCAATATGGACAACGAAAGTTATAAAGATTATTATCTTTCTTTTTAAAGTGTCCTAATTGTGATGAAATCAAAAGTAAATACTTTTGTTCTAAGTACATTTCCATAATATATAATAGTATTTTTAAGTTGTCAAGAACTATTTGCCTTTAAAAATCGGATATCGATTTACAGGCTGATAATGATCCCAATTTTTCTTTTTTGGTTTTTGATCTTTTACCCTTACAAAATTCTTTAAACCCATTTTTGCTTTGTCTGGTGTCATATAATAGTGATAACCTACAGTTTTAATATCTTGTTTCCACCAAGCAATATCAGATCTTTCTCTACCATCATAAGCCATCTTTCTTAATAATGATGCATCTTCTTCATTATCTAAAAGTATCATACCCCCTCTATCAGTAGATAAATGTTTACTGTATTGAAAACTTAAACACATTCTTGTATTTGGTTTGTAACCACCCTCTTTCCAATAAACAGCGGCATCAACAGTTGTTTGAGTTATGTGATAATAACCTTCCCATTTTTCCTCATTAAAACTCCAATTTAAACCTAACTTATCTAACATAATCGGCACACACAGATAAGTGTAAATTGGAACTTCAACTTTGTTTGACATGTGTGGTTGTTTAAGATATTCTAAACGTAAACTTAATTCTAAAGCATTTGTACAACAATCAGTTGCCACACCATATGGTGCATTAAAAAACTCTGCAATAGTTTTTTCAAATTTTATAACAGGTTCGTTTCTTGTATATTCGTCCATTTATAGTACTCCATAGCATGATTAAACGCATCTAAAAATCTTTCATCACCAGGCATAGGTTCAATTTCTTTTTGTTTTTTCAATTCTTTTTCAATTGAACTATTTATTACGTTTCCTAAGATATGTCTATCTGATCCCTCTCTATCAATAAATGCGGCTTCAAAATAACAGTATATATCACCTCTAGGATCAATTGCAATTTTAATTTGAGGTGATTGTTTTTTTGTTAGTTGTTTATAGTTTACACATAATAATTTATCTAATTTACCTTCAAGTAATGCCAATAAAGCATAACCATAATCAATTTTTAATGAATTATTTTTTGCCTTTATATCAAACTCAATAATTTTGTCTCTTAATTTTTGTCTATCATCAATAGGATATTGAAAAGAAAAATCCTCTCGTAGTGATAATGTATCAACACCACCTATCTCATCTATGTAATTTAAAATGTTATTTAAGTTTTCAAAGTCTGAAGGTAATATGACATGATTAACATGTAATGGTGGTTTTTTAATATTTAATTTATTATAGTCTTTTAAATTTTTTTTAACAACACGATATGCTTTTTCATTTCTAGTTGTTGATAAGGTTTGTTTTTCATCATACCCATATAATGAAATACGAAAATGATCCACGGTTAATAAGTTAGGATTTTTTTCTATAAACTTTGGTGTTAACATATAACCATTTGTGATTAATCGAGCCTTATAACCCCTATCATTTAATTCTTTACAAAGTCTATCTATTTCTCTATATGTTAATGGTTCTAATCCACCACCTATATTATATCTATATGGATTATCGCCGGGGTCTTGATCAAAGAGAGTATCATAAAAATATTCATAATTAGGCTCTACTGCATCATAATTACGTCCACAAAAAGTACAACTAAACATACAACTAGTGCCAGGAAATAAATTAATATTTTTGGGAAATTTATAAACACCATCTATAGCGGCTTGCATATGACCACTATCAATGAAAGGTTGTATTGTTTTTAAATATGCCGGGTGCATTAAAATACTATAACAAATTAGTTTTAAAAAGTCAAGAAAAAGTTATACCAATATTCATCATTTTGTGTATGATAAATCCTAAAACTATAGATCCACCTATTAATAACCATCTAAATTTATCTAAAACTGCTACACGACCAGTCAAATCTTGTTGTAATCTAGATATTGATTGTGATTGTTCATTATGTTGTTTAGACATTAGAGACGTAAGCTCTTTATTATTGACTGTAATACGACTATGCAAATCTTTTATTTCGTTGTTAAATTCTGATCTTCTTTTTTCAAGTAATTCATTTGCACCTAAAATTGCTTCCTCTTGAGAAGACAACTTTTCTTCATGAACTGCTAACATGCGATTAATAGAATTTGAAACTTCAGAAATTTTTTCTATTGCATTATCTAATCTACCATGAATTAATTTCATATCTCTAACTTCTTTTTTTAAAACTTCAATATCTGTTTGAAAATCTGACATAATATTATTTATAATAATCCTTTGTTCTATTTGCTTTCTCTTGATTCCAAAACTCATTTGGATATAAAAATAAAGTTGGCACGTTTAGTATTTTGGCAGTCACACTCCATGTGCAAGGTGATCCTAAATATAAGTGACTTTGATGTAATTTTAAAAATTTTTCGTAAATCTCTTCTTTTGTGCCGCCTCTTGAATTTCCTAAATCTACCCCTCGTAAATATTTTAATAAAATATCTATATTTTCTTTTTTATGTATTCTATTATTTTTATTAAAATTGCCATGATTGTATAATTTATCGTGATTTATAATAAAAGAGTACGTCATGGTATTCATTTTTTTTACTTTTTTTTTAGGTCTACAATTAAATTTTCCTAAAAAAAATTCATTAGGTATTTTTGTGCCAGAAATTTGATTATTATTTAAAATTTTAAATTTAGGTCTTTTCCATTCGCCATCCCAAAACAAAGACAATGCATCAAAATAGTTTTCGTATGTTTTTTCATCTGTTTGATGATAACACACAACATCATCGTATTTGTATAAATTAGAAAATAGTTGCATGGCACCCCATAAACTACCATCTTTTGTTAAATAATCAGTATATAGCATTCCAATATTCCACAGATTCCTTTCCAATCAATGTACCTTTTGCATTACAATTTCTACACGCATCGTTTATGTCTCTATTACCGCTTAATAATTCCTTTCTAATATAATTATAAGTATCATTATTCCAAATTTTTAACATATGCTCTTTGTGTATATTTCCAAAGGAATCTTGTTTTCTTAACCAATCATTACAACATAATATTAAATCGCCATTCCAATCAATAATTATTTTATATGCAGTATAATAACAGGGGTTAGAATTAGATTCCTCAAACATTACTCCAGCCCTATTTGTAAAATTATACTCATCATATCTATCTGAACCGTCATCAAAGTGTCTTCGTATTTTTACTTCATCATATTTTTTTTCTAATTCATAAAAATAAGGATTCTTATCATAATCTGATATTAAAATATTATTAACACCAGTTTTTATTATATCATCAGTCATTATTTTTTTGTCAAGACTATCACCATTTGTAATTACTTCTAAATTAAATTCACTTAACAAAGAACAAATTTCTAGAAAATTAGGATTTAAAGTAGGTTCACCAAAACCACAAATAGATATTAATCCTTTGAAGTTTTTCAACTGTGATTTTATAAGTTTCACAGTTTCAATACTCATATGTAGTTTTTGATTTGGATATACTGTGGGGTTGCTTCTTGGACAAAAGCTGCATTTACGATTGCAAAGTTCAGTAATATTTAACTCTACTGTTGTTAATCCACTGAAACCTTCTGTTTGTTTATTTACAGATACACGATGTTTTAAATGTTTTTCAAAATGTGACATAAAGAATTAATTATCACTAACTTCTTTTGTATCCTCTGAAACTGCATTTTCGTAATATACGATAATTTCTTTTTGTTGTAATAAATATCTTTTAATATCTGCTATGTTTAATGCAAGAATTTCATAATCTTTCATACTAAAAGCAACATATGCAATTTCGCCGTTAACAGCAGAAAATTCATTTATAAATTCATCATAATTATCTTCGGTGACTACGAAAATTCTTATATCATTCAATTGTAGTGGTTTTGGTTGTGTCACTATTGGTATTTTTGTTTTCTCTATTTTCGTCACCGTTTTGATTTCCGGTTCCGGCCTTAGACTTGAGCAACCAGTCAGGTAAAGGATACTCATTAGTATTACCAGTGTCTTCCATAAAGTCACGCCATAAGTTTGCTGTCGCACCATTCATTTTTCCTTCCAATTTTTTTGGATCTTTCAAAGCATCTGTGACAAGATTCATCTTACTTAGTTTATTTCTAAGAACATCACCATATCTTTCTGCTTTTTGTAAATCCTCTTGTAAAGAACTATTTAATTCTGCCATTTTTATAATATCACTTTGCAATGTCTCTACACTTTGTTGTGCAGTATCTACTGCAAATTCTAATTGAGCATTGTTTTCACGCAATTGTTTAATTGTATTCTGGGTGGTATCGTAATAGTATTTAGCACCATATCCAAGACCACCCAAAATAGTTACGATAAAAATTATACCGTATAATTTAATCATTATTCACTTTTGTATAATGTCCAAGCGCCATAAGCTATAGCAGCCCAAAACACAAGATACATTGGTATGAATGTTGATAAGAACAATCCAACAACACCAACGCTTATTAGTAAAACACCGTCTAATGTTGTTCTTTCTGACAGTCTTCCTTTTATCCAATTTTTAATATTTGTAATCATAAGTTTCTCCTTATAATGTTATAATAAATCAAACAACTTGTTTGTATTCAAACTTTATTTATGCATGATTTAGATGGCCAGTTATTTGTAACGTGTATCGTGGTTCTGATCCAACGTTTAAGGCAGTGTGTTCTACTGATCCTCTCCAAACTATGGCACCACCTGCCATCCAATCACCTATTCCAATACCATCTATTTCAAACATGTGTCCTGTTTTTTTATTTTCCAAAAAAACTACACATCGCATGACATCCTCAGTATTTTTTATATTGAACATTTTTTTATAATTAGAAAAATGATCTCTATGAGGTGGCATGATATCACCTGTTTTCATCCTATAAAAAGTATAACCACAATTTTTCCAATTTAAAATTTTACCTAAATTTTTTGCCCAATCAAAAATCAAATTTTGATCATTACACATTTCACCAGTAAAATTCTCATGTGTAAATCCCATATTTTTCCATTTCGATAAAGTCAACAAATCATTATATGGTTTACGTATATATGGCATATATTTATATTCGTCTTCCCATACCGGGTCAAATTCAATATGATTGTAATCAAACTTGTCAATTTTCATATCAATATTATACCTCTATATGAATAGATTGTCAAGTATTATTTACTCATTATAAATTGTTCAAAAGATAATTTTGGATTAGATGTTCCAAAGTTCTTTTTTCTCATAACTGTTTTTGCAATTAAATCTAATTCTTTACCATCCCACTTTAATGCAAACGGCATATTAATATCTGTTTGCATGTCATTAAGAACTGCTTCTGCATCTGGTCCTAATTGTGCTATTTTTTTACCATACTTTTTGTATGCTTGTTTAAATAATCTGGTTAATTCTGAAGGAGTTATTTGTTTGATATTTCTTTTATCGTTTACTCGATCTAAAAAATGTTTAGTAAAATCTACATCTATACCAACTGCTTTGAATAAACGATCAGCATATCTTTCTAATTGATCAATATCAGATTGTCTTACAGGTTTCTCAGCATTTGCATTTAAATCTGCAACAGGTTGATACATTCCATATGCTTGAGCTCTACCAGATGGTTCATATGCTAATCCATATTCTTTGAGGGATAACATTACTTTGCCAGTTTGAATACTGCGTTTGAAATCTTTAAAAAGTCTTTCTTAGATCCGTTTACCATATTACTGATCTTTTTTTTGTTTGAGGGATTGACTTTATCAAAAACTTGTGTAATTGCACTCGCAGTAAATAAATCAACTTTCATCGCACCATCTTTAAATTTAATTGATTTATTTTGTTTCTTCTTTACTATATCTTTCAACATTTGCATATTGTCTTCGATAATGTATAATTGTCTTTCAAAATTATCTGTTTTATTTGCAACAGATTCAGCAAATTTACTTTTTCTTTTTTCACGCATTGTTTTTAATTTCTTTTCATGTTGTTTATATTCTTTTGTTCTTGCGTCAAATAAACTTTTCTTTTTTTTACGTACAACAGCAGGTGTTCCAGCAGTTCCTTGAACAGCAGGTCCTGTTACATTTGTTGGTGCTTCCTCTTCAACAGGTCTTCCTGTGTAAACGTTAACTTCTTTCCATTTAGACATTTTCCAAATCCTCTAAAGAGATATAAATCTTTTCTTGTGATTTTTCATGAACCACAGAAAATATCTCTACTCCTAATATTGTATCGACAGGTGCTTCGTCATCAAAAGCAACAACGATGTCACCCTTTTTCGCTGTTAATTCTTCTTCTTGTTTATTTAGTATATCTTGTTTTAAACGATATCTTCCTTTTGGTAATTGTTCGCCAAATCCGATTACTTCCTCTGAAATTTCATCATCAAGTTCAATATCTTCTTCTTTGAGATATTTAACAAACTCTTTTTCAAACATATCTGGGTCTGATACTGATTCTTTGAATGTATCTTTTAAAAGAAACAATGCGGCGGCATATGTTCCTAATTTACTTCTTAAACCAGGTATTTTATTGAAAATCTTTTTAATATTGAAAACTAATTTATGTAGAATCGTGTAAGCATTTTTTAATTCTGTTGTGGATAATTCAACAGCAGGTTTTGTTGATCTTTCTTGTTTAATACGATTACCGTTTTTATCAATGATTCCTAACTTATATGCTTCTGTTTTTTCAAAAGGTGTCGTTAGTAACTTAATAAATCGATAGGTTACAAATAAATCTACTGCTCTTCCCATTATATTTTCCTTAAAACATCAAGTACATGTTCATCTGCTCGAACATCACTTAATTCATGTTTCTCTAACATATTTAGATAAATTAAAAATGACTTCATAATTCCCCAATGTTCTTTCTCTATTTTAAATAATAATAATGTAATGGCGGCATCTGATCCAAATACATTATTAAGAACAATGAAGTGATTTAAAAGAAGGCGTTCTCGAAGTTCGCCTGATTCTGAGAATTTTTTAAATAGTCTTTTGATATACTTGAATCGTTTCAAGTCATCATAAAACTCTAACTCTCCTTGGCACTGAGGATTGTTGTAATTTTTAATAGCATACATAATGACATTTTCAGAAGTAATCTTCTCAAACATATCACTATTTATTGTATTTTACAACGCATCATATAACAGTTTTCATCCGACATCTCGTATGAAATGTTAAGTGATAATCCACCCTCTACTTGATTTGAAATACCATCATCGTTTAAAAACTCATCATGTGGTGTGTTTTCATCTTTTCCAAATCTTCCACCAAATAGTGATAATGGTAGTGAAAAAGAACCACTGTCGCCTTCAAACATCGGCACTTCACCGAACTGTAATCCAACTCTCATTAATTTTTGTCTTAAATTTGCAATAGCATCTTCTACAATTTTTGTTTGTTCACCTGCAATCGCTCCAACATATGCATTTAATCTTTGAATCACTTTTGGATTAGACAATGCAGCTGGATTGATTTGATTATCCATAGGAAATCCTTGAGAGTTTGGGTTAACCCCTGCCATTTCGGACATATATTTTTTAAATGTTTTCATTGTTTTTCCTTAATACCACCTGGGGCATAAAGCCCCAAGTGATTATTAGTTATTAGTCGTCAGATACCTCAGCAACACCTGTGTTAGCAGCTGCAGCGTGTGATGCAAGAACCACCCAAGCAGAACCTGTCCACATTAATGTTAATGTGTCACCAGCAGTTACGAAGTCTGCGTTTACAAATCCTAATGGAGTTGCAGGTGTCATTTCACTTGAACCACCGTCTGTATCGTGTACGATGATTTTGATTTGACCCTGTACTGTACCATTAGCAAGTGTAGTTGCGTTAGTACCTGCAGTTTGTAACAGTGTTAATGCTGTTGAAACTGAGATAGCAGTTTGTGTACCATCAGAAATATCTTCCACTGAGTTTGAGAAACCAATGAATGATGGTAAGTTGTTAATAAAGTTTGCGACTGAAACTTTTTTGTTGATTGGTGTTCCACTTGGATCATCAATCACGTGTAGTAAATCAGCAGAAGCAATACCTGTTGAAAGGTCTGTTAATGCTGTGATTTTTTTATCGGCCATAACCGTTCTCCTTTATATAAACCCCGTAGGGAATTTTACTTATAGCATATACTATAATCACTACCCGGTCGTTTCAGGTTCTGGTAAATCTAAACCCGAATCGGCCGTTTCATTCTCTAAATCTTTTAAAAACATTTCACACTGTTTTTTTGCACCTTGATATGCGTTTAACTGTGCGATAGTTTCTACTTTTTTAGTTTCAAAGTCGGATACTAAATTTTGTAACCTTTTAATATCAGTATCTAAGTTTTCGATCCGACTTTTAATTTTTTCTATCGTCAATGCAGTCATAATATTTTCACTCCTTAATTATAAGACTATTTATTAACTATCTGGCGCACCAGTATCGTCAGCAGCATCACCAGAAATCGAAGATGCAGCGACAAGTGTTTCGTAATGTATTCTTCCTGCTCTTCCACCTGATCCTACAGTTTTCTTAACCCAACCAGTGTGTGCGATTTCTCTTGTATCAGTATCGCCATCCTCTCCAAGACCTCTTGAAGCGGTTGCAGTTGCTGTTGTTGCACCAGTTACAATAGTGAATGTTTGTGCATTGTGACCAGTACCGATATTAATCGCAGTTCCACCAGAGGTAGCTGCAATCTTAAACGTATCATCAGTCTTGTCTCTTACAAAAACAGTTTGACCGTTAGTTACGTTAGTCATCAAAGTACCACCACCAACTTGGTTGTAAGTGATTTGATCTGTATCAGACAAACCATGACCAGCAAATGTGATCACATTCGAACTAGCATTTACAGCACTTGTAGGAATAGTCATCTTAGGTGCTTCAACTGTTACAGCTGGTGTTGATTGATAATCAGAACCTACTGCTGTTACAGTAATCGCCGAAACTGCTCCACCAGAAATTGTTGCAGTTGCAGTTGCAGTAGTACCAGTTAATGTTTGTGAGTTGTTACCCACATTACTAGAACCACCTGTCATATCAAGTGCAGTACCAGCTTGTGCGTTTGAAAGTGAACTTGCTAACTTAATAGTATCTTCATCGACACGAATAACAAACAATTCAGTATCATCTGAAATGTTACCACTATTTTGTGCAAGATTAGTTCCACCTTGACTGTTATAAGTCAATGATGTACCAGTTCTCAAATTGTGACCTGTAAGTGTAAATGTGTCGTTTGCAAGTGAAACATTTGAAGTTGCAAGTGTTCTTGCAGTTGGGCCAGCAACAGTAATCGTTGGTGCTTGAACGTATCTTGCACCAGAGGTTTCTGTCACAGCAATGTCCGTAACATTATCCAGACCGGCAACAGATTCCGCCGCTGTTATACCTAAAACATTTGCATCAATTTGTGTTCCACCTGATGAGAAATCAACTGGTGGTCTTGAAACAGATGCAGCAACACCAGATTCAGTAGAACCTGCCATGTCCGTGGTCATTGTCAAACCAGTGTTTGTTAGACCAACAAAGTTTTGTGCGTTGTTTCCTGTTCCTGTAATATCAATTGCAGTTCCACCAGAAGTGGCCGCAACTTTAAAAGTGTCATCTGCTTTGTCTCTTACGAAAACAATTTGACCATCTGTAAGTCCGGCCATAGCAGTTCCACCGCCTGCATTATATGTTATTGCAGTTCCGTCTAAGTAACCGTGAGCGGTAAATGTAATTACGTTAGATGTATCGTTAACACCAGATGTTGCCACAGTTCTAGCAGGATGTTGATCTTTAACTCTCAATCTTTCTCCACCGGCAGATGTAACAACATCTCCGACTTTAACTTCTGTTAAATACACAGCAGATGCGTTACCGTTTACAACTGCACTGCCGTTTGTAAATGTATGGGTGCCTGTTAAAGCACTACCATCATTCATATCCCAAGCACTCATATTTTTCTCCTATATATAGTTCTTTATAAGACTATTTATATTATTTAAATCCCTGTCTTTTAAGTTCCGACAGTGTTTTTGCAACATTATAATGGGTAATACCTATTCCGCCAGCATTTTCCCATTCTATCACATTTTTGGCGTAGTCGTCAATCAAAATATTGGGTTTTCCGTTAGTTGTTGCAAATTGTTTTTTTTGATCACGTAATACTAAATTGATATCTCTTCCTCTAATTCTAGTATTCTGTTGTAACCATTGCTTCTTTCCCTTTTGGGAACCAGAAGAATCTTTTGGTGTATATGCTGATAAGATTTTTGGGTTATATCTTGCGATAAATTGATAAAGTTTTTTAGCATTAGGCATCCATTCTAATTCTGCCCAAAACTTTGCACCCATTGAAGTGATTGTATCCCAACGTGTATTTCGATCAGCACGAATGAATAAACCACCGACAGCGGCATCAGCACCTCTTATAAAATCACAAAGTACACCGTCCATATCACAGTAAATCTGTGGTAAATCCTCTGTACTTGTCTTCATTGCTTCGACAAGTGTAATCATCTTATACCTTTGGGTTTATTTCTACTTTAGTTTCTTTTTTACCAGTTAAAGTTTTTTCTTCTTTTTTTGGTTTTTCGCCTCTCTCTTTTTTAGAGATCGCAATCGCAGCTTGTTGAGCAGGTGAGATTGCCTCGAAGTAACTTTTACCAGAATCAGCATTCCAAATCTTTGCTAATGCTTCTCTCATTGAAAGATTTTTATTATTTTGTATATCAGATATTGATTCTTCTTTGGCAATTGCTTTTGAAACTGCTTTTCTTCTTTTGTGTAGATACTTATCTGTAGAATCAACATCGCCGTCATTATCGATATCTTTGTCTTTTCTATCTTTAAATTTTTTCTGAACAGCTTTAGGTTGTACTTTATCTAAACCTTCACCATCATCAGATTTGTCATTAGTGTTATCTTCTTTCTTTTTAGGATCATCATGAGTGTATCCCATTTTTGCAAGTTTGTTATGATCATCTACATTTTTTGCAACTTCTTTTTTACCTGTTTTTGGATCAAACATATCATGAGGATATTTTACTTCATCACTTAATGCTTTTTCTAAATCTTTTGATTGACCTGCGTGTGCTTGTGATGCACCTTTAAGTTTACCAGCAACTTTTTTTATTACTGATATATCTTTGTCATCAAGAGCTTCAGTTTTGTATTCTTTGCCATTGACTGTGAAGTATTTTTTACCATTTTCTCTAGCAGCCATTAGTGCTTTGGTAAACATGTTACCTTCTTTTTCTAAAGCCTTTTCACGAATTTTTTGTGCAGTCTCACTGAGACTACCGTTTTTAAGATCAAAATATTGTCTCATTTATTTCCCCTTTATAGCACTCAGTAAGTCTTTATAAGATTTTGCAATCTTCTTTTGAAATGCGTCCTTTTCGTCTGGTTTTCTTAATCCAGCGTGTTGTAATACTGCCTTCTTTGCAATTGCTAATGGAACTTTTTGTTTCTTACCATCTTCAAATTCTATTACCTTTTGCCCTTTAAGATCGACATTTTTTCTTAATTGCATAACGATATGTTTGTTTGCACTTTCTTCATCATCGTCATCCATATTAAACTTTGATTTTCTTGCTTCTTGAACAGGATTAACAATATAATCTCTTAATTTGTTCAATGATGATGAAGCAACAGCAAGTTTGTTAGTCCACCATGTATCAATTTCTTCATCACCCATAGTACGTAATACTTGTTCTATTTGTTGTGCATCTTCCATAATTGTCTTACACATTCTAATCGAACTCGGTACGTCCATGTGTCCGTCTTCTTGTAAAGGTCTTCCAATCATTTGTTTCTTTCGTACTTTAACAACCTTCAAAGTTTTCTTATTTTTAATTTTCATTGGGGGAAGTTCTGAACTAGAAATAATTGATTGTGCTTCTTTTTCATCAGAAGCCATTCCGACTACTTTATTACCTTGAGCAGTATCAACAACAATAAATGGTTCTTTTAACTCATCAAGTGTTTCTTCTTTCATTTGTATTAATGCAGGTGTTTCTAAACTACCTTTTTTAATTGTTGCATTAAAAAGTGAATCTATGACTTGTGTTAGATGAACATTTGAACCTGAAATTTCCATACCACCAGGTACATTTTTTACTTTGATTTTGTCAGTTCCTACTTTTTTGATTATATCTGAAACTTGTTTTACTATTTTAGGATTTTTAAATTTAGTCATAGATATGACACTATTTTTTGCACCCTCTTTGACTTCATCTTTTGCATCTAGATATGCGGCAACTGCCATTTTTTGAATCTTTTCTTTTGACTTTCCTTTAAACTGAGGAGCATCAGATTTTTGGAAGTCTTTTACATAATCACCCACGTCATCCTTTTTCGGGTCTAATTTTTCAAGAACCTCTCGATATGCCTCATTTATTGTTTTCATAAATTTCATGTTTTGCTCCTATTCATTTATTTATAAGATTATGAGAATGCACCTAGGTCTGTAGTTGTTCCCCCTGTACCTGTTGGTTCCATACAATCAAATAAAACTCCTAACGCAACCCCAAAAGCATCTGTTGCAGTGGTATCAAATGGTGTTTCAGCTGCTCCTTGATTATTTGTTTTTGCTAAATCAAAATTTCCCTCTGAGGAAGGTGCGACAGTAATTGTAGATGCACTAAATCCACTTCCACTCTGTGCATCTTGAAATGTGAAATTGCCTGCACCATCAGTGGTTAATACTTGATCTGCTGTTCCGTCAGAAATACCGATATCTGTTAGTCCAATAGTAATGTTTGCTGATCCGTCAAATGATTGACCAGCAATTGTTCTTGCATTTGTTAAAGTTGCCGCTGATCCTGTAGTATTCTGGTTGCCTGTTGTGTTTACGCCAGGCAAATTAATATTAGCAGAACCATCAAATGATACTCCACCAATATTTCTAGCAGTTTCTAATGCCGTAGCAGTAGCGGCATTACCTGAAGTATCTTGATTGCCAGAAGTATTTACACCTGGCAGATTGATATCTGCACTACCATTAAATGACACTCCACCAATAGTTCTAGCAGTTGCAAGTGTAGTTGCTGTATCAGCATTACCTGTAACATCTCCTGTTAAAGCACCTACAAACCCAGTTGCAGTAATTTTACCTGTGCTTGGATTGTATGTCATATTACCATCAGCTTCGATACCAATATTACCTGAACCTGCAGCTCCTGCTCCAAATAAAATTACATTATTTTCATTTGTACTTTCATTATCTGTTACAGTAACAGTAGTTGCCACTGCGGCAGTTCCACTTGTGTTTTGATTACCAGCAGTGTTGACACCTGGCAAGTTGATGTTGGCAGAACCATTGAATGAAACACCACCAATTGTTCTTGCATTTGTCAAAGTTGCAGCTGAACCACTTGTGTTTTGATTACCAGCAGTGTTGACACCTGGCAAGTTGATGTTGGCAGAACCATTGAATGAAACACCACCGATAGTTCTTGATGTTTCAAGTGTTGTTGCCGTTGCGGCATTTCCTGTAATATCTGAAGATGTCAAGGCAACCGTACCAGTTGCATTTGGTAAAGTAATTGTTCTATCTGCTGTTGGGTCTGTAACTGTCAAAACAGTTTCAAATGCATCAGCCGTAGAACCCTCAAATGTAAATGAGTTTGTCACTGCTATTGTGGTTGAATCGATAGTAGTAGTTGTGCCCGAAACTGTTAGATTACCCGAAACTGTTAAGTTTTGAGAAGCAGTCACATTACCAGATGAGTCAATTGCAAGAGCATCTGTATCACTTGTATGTCCAATGTTTGTGCCATTGATTACAATATTGTCAACAGTCAATGCAGTTAACGTACCTACTGAAGTGATGTTTGTTTGTGCGGCTGTAGTAAGAGTTACATCTGCAACATACGTCTTAATTCTAGACGCCGCCATTTTTCTATTTGTTCCACCAGCACCATCATCCACAATGAATAAGTCTGCATCTGCAAGACCAGCACCAATGTCTGTGCCACCATCTATATCTAATGTTGATATTGATCCATCATATCCACCGATATATGTTTTTAATTGTGATGCTGTAATTCTTTTTTCTGTTCCACCATCTGAAATAGCAAGTTGATCACCATCAACAACAGTAATACTTGTACCATCCGTTAGTCCGTCAATGTTAAGAATTGCTTCAACATTACCAAATTCTAACGCAGAAGCGCCAGAATTAACTTTTAAAACTTGTCCAGCAGTTCCTAAAGATAAAGATGCACCAAGTCCACCATGAGTTAAAGGAACAAATTCGCCTGACTGAAATTCAGCCAAACCTGTGGCGTTGTTACTTCCGTCAAAAACTACTCTTACTGGCGTTTTACTAGTCATATCTTTATTTATCCTTAAAACTCAAACAACGTTGTTTGTTGAGTTGATGTTATATTTTGTCCATTTGTTAATGTTAATCCTGTAAAAACTAAATCTCTTGATGCTGATGCTTTAAAATTTAGTGTTGTCGCCACAGTAGATAATCCACTTGCCGCAGTAAATAAGTTTACTTTTCTTATAGGAACACCTTCATCATTTGCAACGGCAAGTTTTTCACCAGATGCAACAGAAGAATTATTTGGAAGTGTTACGCCATTACCAGAAATAGAAAGTGTTCCTGTTCCGTCTGAATCAATTGTCGCACCCCCAAGATTGATTGTGTTTCCTGTAAGAAATAATTCAGCAAATCTTTTAGTTGCTGATCCGATATTTCTTGTACCGTCAGCGTCTGGTAAAATATCTTGATTAACAGCAGAAAGATCACCTCCGCCTGCACCACCACCGCCAGAAACAGCAGTAATAGTGCCAGATATATTTACATATAATTGATTATTAGATGTATTTAATCCTATTTCACCTGATTCTAAATCTGAAGTAGTAGGTACACCTGCAATTCTTTTTATTTTAATTTTTAATGACATTAATTACCATCCACTTGATCTGTAAATTCTAGTTTATTAGTTGTTGAATTAAACACTAAAAATTTTCCATTACCAAGTGATGATGTATCAACGTCATCCATTTCAAGTAAATTGACTGAACCACCGCCGCCAATTGTTGACATTTGTTTTGAGACCATTTCTTTAAATATTCTAAATTCTCTTTTTAACTTATCTAAATCATTCATTTCTTTAGGTGCTTCGGGTAAGAACTTAGACATTCTTGATGCTATATCTGTTTTTTCTGCAACTGTTGTTTTTTGTTCTAGGGTTTGTTCGAATGAATCTAATCTTTCAAAAAATGTCTTTAGTATATCAACTCTCTCTTGATTGTCTTCTTTATTCATTTCCTTAGTTTTTATTTTCATTTTTTCAATATAATCTCTAAAAACTTTTGCTTCTGCTGTTTTACCCATGACTTTTGCCCTTTGCTCCATAGCAATAGCAGCTTGTATTTTATGTGCATGAGTTTTACCTGATCCTATTATTTTCTTAACAGATGCCTTTGCAGTTTCAACATCTTTGAATCCTAATCCCTGTATTGTTCCTTTTGGATTTTCATCAGTATATAAATCTGAATGTGTGTCTGGGTCTTGATTTTTTCTAGTTTTTGGAATACGAGGTGCTTCTGAAATTAAGTTGAAAAAATCTGATAAAGATTCACCTACAGATACACGAGGTGTTAATCTTTCCTTTTTTTCTTCCTCTACTCGTCTCTTTTCTTCAGCAATTTCATTTACCTTTTTTGTTTCTTCAGACACAAGAGACATGAATTGACTTAACTCTTGCATTAGTTATCTACCTTTGCGCCTGCTCTCCATTGAATACAACTCCAATATCTCGCCTTAGTTTTAGGACCTGGATTATCACAATTGTGTCTTGCCCTAAATGATTTTAATCTTGCAGGGTCATCTCTTTTGATTTCCATATTAGGATCACCGAAGCGAACCACTATTACATTACCTTTTTCATTTTTAACATAAACTTTAAATTTTTTATTAGGATTCTCACTTGTTCTAATTGGATCATTTAATTTTACTTTTTTCCCTTCATATTCTGCTGCTTCTACTATTTGACCCCATTCATTTCTTAATTGAAATTCACTGAATGAATTAATTTTTTCTTCAGTCATATTTGCTTCAGCACATTCGCCACAACAATCAGGTGTTCCACAATTCACATGTTCTTCTTCTTGAATGTCAACGTCTATTTTACTTAAAATCTTTTCATATGTTTCTGTAAGTTTTACAAACCATTCATTTCCATATCTTAGTTCATATTTTTCTTGAACTGATTCATCTTTATACCAATCATCTAATTGAGCTCTTTTTATTTGTGCTGGAGTTGGAGCACCCTTTTCACCGGGTTTTCTCATTTTCTCACCAGAACCTCGTTTAATTCGTTCTCTTTTTTTATGAATGTTTGCCCATAAACTTTCATCCTTTTCACCTGGTGTTACATCTTTAGTGTGTTTACCATATTCTGTTCCAATGTCGTATGATTCTTTTCTTCCTCTTGCCTTCGCCCACAAATCTTTATCAGCAGTAGTTCTTGTCTTTCCCCCTGTAATAAATGAGTTCACTCTAGCAAATGCCCATTGTTGTGGTGTTGTACCTGGGCGATGACCTGTTCTCCAAGCAGCCATTCCTCGATTATAAACTTGTTTTAATATTCCATAAGGAATACCTGATTTTTCTGCTTTCTTAACTAGACCTTCAATCTTTTCTTGCAATTCTAAATCTAAAGTTTTTGGCATATCTTCACCAAACATTCTCTTATATGCTCTTGTATATTTGGAAGGTTTGGTTTTTCCACTTGCATCACCAGGTGCAGGTTCATATGCCGCTGGATTATCATCATCCATTTTAGCACCCTTTTTAAAATGTGCATCTCTAGCAGATTTGGTTGCTTTAGATTTTACACCTGCATAATATTTTGCAGGTTGTGTTCCTTCTTTGTCTTTTACATCTTTATCTTGTTTAACTTCATGCAACCATGCTTTGTGTACTTTTCCGTCTTTATCGTTAAATGTTAGATAATTAGTTCCACGTTGTATAACTCTTCCTTCAATTCCACGTGCTTCTACTAAATCACCGATATTCCATATTTGACCTGTCAAATAACTATCTCGTAGTTTTTCGTAATCATCCATGACACCCATATCTTTCTGTTCTCTGATACCCATGTATTTTCGAACATCTCTAAATAATTTTTTTCCGTCTTTGAATCCTTTTGGCAAACCATCAGCAAAATCATCATACTCACCCTTATTCGCATGATATCTCATTTTAGAAGCAGACATTCCAGCCACTCCTTCAGCATCTGGGTCTCTCTCTCCAGCAGATACTACATCAATGCTGTTAAACTTATAGAAACCATGTCGTTTACCTTCTACTCCATTATATTTTCTTAACAATGTTTCAAACTCTTTTACTCGATCAGAACCTGCAACCATACGTAAATCGGTGTATCCTTGTTGATACAATTTTACTGCGATATTAATCGCTGTAATAGCACTCTTATCAGCAATAATTTTTTTTGCATGTCTTGGAAACATCTTTCTCATATACGCAACTTTCAACGCATGAGGAAGTGGATCTTTATTTTGATTTTGTGAGAAACTTGGATATATTCTGTATTCATCAGAACCTGCGACTTGTTTTGTTTTATCAATTAATTTTTCATGACCTGTTGTTGGAGGATTAAATCTACCAAACGCAAATACTACAGTTTTACCGGGTGCCTCAAATACATTAAATTTTTTAATCATCTTTTTTTGCCTGTCTTGCTTTCTTTACTTTTTCTATCTCACCCTTTTTAACTTTTAACATCATTCTCTTTGCTATTTTGCTGATTGCAGCCCCATATTTAGCACTTATAATCTGATCAGTTTTTGCTCTTTGCATAGGGGAAAAATTATCATAATTGGGATAGAACTTTTTGATAATGACTTTCTTTGCCATCTTGTTTGCCTTGATTCTTTGTTTCATAGGCGATGCAATCTTTCTCATTGCTCTTTCTTTTTTTGCTTTAAATGATGCTGTTTTTGCTAGACGTGCCATTCTACGACCAATCTTTCGTCTGGCCGCAACAGATACTGCACGTATTTCTTGAATGTCTGTTATTAAATCTTTAAATGTTCTCATCTATCCCATGCCTTTATTGCAGTAAAATTATTAAACGAAAATTCCATTCTGTCAACCAATTTTACAGCATTACCTGATACTCTGTCTATCGCAACATAACCCTCTGGGTTTACCACTTTATAACCATTACCTGTACGAATAAAAGTATTAGTAAGTTGTCTAACACTATTTAGTTTTCGAACAATTTGCATTTTAGCATCTATTAAATAATTTTGGAATTTAACCAATTCAATTAAATTACGTACATGTTTTTTCATTTCTATAGTATATTGTTTTTGAATATTCTGATATTTCTGCTTTCCAGCAGGTGATTTTACTTTATCTACTTGTTTTTGAATAGAATCTTGTACCCATTGAACATATTCAGACGCATGTTTGGTAGGATTAGATACCTTTTCCCCCCTACGAACTTTACTATTTGTATATGTTTTCCATGATGCACCTGCAAGTTGACCTGACATTGATTCTTGTAATTTAAGAAATTGTCTTAACTTAACAGCATTAATCTTTTGAAATGTTTTCCCTACTAAAGAAAGTGTAGATGTAATTGCATCTGTTTCCTTTACATTAAATGTTGCTTTACCAGATACATCTTTATATGTTGCATCATCTTGCCAAATAGTTGATACTTTATTCAACTTAGATACATCTGCACCAAATGATGCTTTCATATCAGGTAGTGTTTTACCTGTATAAGTCGTATGCCAAACAACACCAATTTTAGATTTCTTTATGGTCTTACCAAGATCAGAATCAACAGGGATAGCATATACAATGGTATTTGGTTGAAAAGTATAATACTTTTCGCCATCAATAGTGTCTGTTTCCACATCGTCTGTAAACATAAGATCACCTTGAAGTACATTTTTAATTCCCAATTTTGAAAATTCTCGTAATGCGATTTTAAATTTTGAATTAAGTTGACCAGATAAGTCATCATCAATCTCCTTTTCAGTTTTATATAATTTAGGGTTAACATTGAAAACAGATTTCTTTGCAACAAAAAACTTGCCGTCCTCTGGGTCAATACCAGCAAAGATTGCCGGAGCACCATCCCACTTCACAGTCATGTTGACTGAACTTCTAGATGAACCTGCTAACATGTCTCGTAAACTTCTTAAAAAATTAAGTGCAGCTCTTCCACCATCGACACCATAATTAATTATTTCATCTTCAAGATGTTCTAAGTGAAGATTTTTTCCACCTTTATCTTCTTGTAAACTTCTAAAACTCATCATTAAATAACTCCACTATATTGCATTTTTAATTGCAAATATTGGCCAAGTTTTCCTTGTCCTGTAGAACCCTTTTCTGGTCTTACACCTGAATCACTTCTTATTGTCATTTTCATTGTCTTTTTATCACTTGTATAAAAAATGTCAATAAAATATTCTTGTACAGAGTTTTTGTTTAAGTATGCTTTATGATCATCTACTAAAGGTAATATCTGTGCGACATCATCTACTTTTTCATCTGCTTTATTTCCAACTGCCTTTACTAAAATTAAAGGAACATCTTGTCCTTTTTGTTGTAAGTTAAAAGTTTCTTTACACCACTGTATAAAATCTGGTGTTGACATATTATTAATAACTTTACACATATGTTGTCTGCAAACAACTAACATTTCATGATATAATTCATCTGCCTCAACACGATTTTCTTCGTGATAGTCAACATATAATTTTGTTACTTCTTTATTCTTTACAAAATTATTTTTATTTGCAACATCTGAAACACCAGGTATTTTTGAATAAACTTTATTCCATAAATCGTTTTCTAATTTCTTAGTATCAATTCCTAAGTTTTTATATTGTGTTCCTACGTAAGTATTTTTTAAAGGTTCTTTAGATGTCTTGGTACCTGCCTTTAGACTGATACCAATTTTTGATTTATTCTTAAAAAATACAAAAATATCACCTGCATGGTTTTTAGGAATACCTGCAGGTTTTGCTCTGTAACCCCAAATAACTTTATCAATAGGTTTTGTAGAATTTAAATCATAAAGATAATTTGTTATACCAATAGCATTATTCATTTTATCTTTTAGGAATCTTTCATCCATAGATGCAAGTTTATCTATGACTAATTTTGCCGCTGATATATCTTGTCGTAAACATGTTTTCTTAACAACTGTTCCATTCATGTTTAGTTTGTATAAGAATTTCTTGAAATCTTCTATATTGGAAGGTTTAAATTTTCCGTTAAATGCCAATGCTGGAAACAACTCTGTAATTGATGCATTAAGAGTAGTATCAACTCTTTCTATAAGTTCATAACTCTCTCTAATCTTCTCTAGTTTGTGACTAAAAAAATGTTGTTTATTATCTCTGGTTTGTTGTACAAATCTTTTAATTGACATCAAATACTCCCATTTACTATCAGTAGTATTTATGTATTGTAAATCCTTATATGAAATGGGATTTCACGTTTACCAAAGGTAGGATTCTTATTTTGTTTATCACACCACTCCAAAGCATCATCTTCAAATTCAAAATTATTTACAATGATGTTTGTTTTTACATCAACACAATTATAAGGATAATTCAAATTAGAATCATCCACATCAACATAATATCTAGACTTTAATGTCTTGGAACTTCGCATACCTCTCTCCACTTTTAGATTTATCAAACAAAGGAATATCATCTTCCTGTCCACTATCAACTAAGTCTGTTTGTGCGTTTAATTCCACATCATACAACTTCATTTTAGACCTGTCAATACCCAAAACAAATCTTTTATTTACAGTTGGATCATTATATCTATTTTTCAACTGTTTTACTGTGATCTGTTGTAGTTCTTCCATTTCTTCCGTAGAGATAAGTGCAAACATAAAGTCTGCTGTTGCTGGTAAACCAAATGATTCTGAAGTATCTTCCAATCCAATATCTGTAGATACATATCCACCTCTCGTTGTTTGTGTTGCTGAAACTATAGGTACATTTTGTTCCACTGCAAGTCCTCTTAATTCCTCTGCGATAGATTTAATTAAAGTATAAGAATTGATGTTTGAGCCCCCCTTAAAACGACTAGAAGCACATATATTTAAGTAATCTATAAAGATAATTTCTGGTTTAAAACTTTTCTTGATCGATAATTCTTGAAGTAATGCACGAAAATGATTTGCATGTGCTGATGCTGTAGGATATTCTTTGATGATTAGTTTACCCTTGGTTTTTGATACTAGTTTTTCAATTTTATCTTCATACATTTGTTTTGGTAAATCATGTAAATTATCGATACTTATATTCATCAAGTTTGCATCAATTCTTTCTGCAATCCTTTCCTCTGCCATTTCCATAGTAATGTAAAGTACATTGCGTCCTTGATTGATACAGTTTGCAGCCATGTGACACATAAACAAAGATTTACCAACACCTGTACCTGCCAATGCAATATTCAATGTTTTTTGTGGAAGTCCACCTTTTGTAATTTTATTAAAGTAATCTAAATCAAATGGAATACGTTCTTCTACACGATGATAATAATCAAAACGATTTGATGCGTCTTCGAGATAATCATGACCAACTCGATTATCAAAAGAAACTGCTAATGCATCTGTTAATAAACTTGGAAGTGCATCTGGTTTACGTGAGGAATCTCTACCTTCGATGATAGAGATTCCGTCCACGACGGCATTATAGATTGCCCTGTCTTTACAGAATTTCTCAGTTGTGTCTGTTAACCACTCAATATCAACGACATCCTCTGTAAAGCTACTAACGATAGAAGTAATATCTTTATACTGTTGTTCAGTTAAATCTTTTCTGTTATCCAACTCAACTTCTAATGAAGTCTTCGTTGGAAGTTTAGAATACTTTGTAGCAAATGAAACAATCTCCGAAAAGATTGCCTTTTCGTTTCTATCTTGAAAGTATTCTTCTTTTATAAATGGTAAAACTTTTCTAGCATATTCTTCATTCGCTATTAGGTTTTCCAATATCGTCAGTGTTATATTTTTCATCAAGTATTTCCATTAATATGTCACCGATAAGTTTAAAAAACTCATCGTTAAATTGTTCTCTTGGGATTGCATTGTTTTCGATAATATCATATTCGAATTGCATTGTCAACCCACCGTCTTTTTCAATTGGTGTTACTTTACCGTACTTATAGATTACCCCGGCAAACTTACCTGTGTTTATACCAATGCAAGTTTGATCGGGGTGTTTTTCTGTTTGAATATAAGAAAATATCTTTTTTGTCAAGTAACTAGTCCACTCACGACTTCAGTATATGCTTTATTAATATTCTCATTCGATGGTGTTGCTAATATTACTCCACCACTTCTAAAAATTATAGACTTAGGATTTTCTTCACCTGTCATACAAACACCTCTCGCAAACCCCATTTGTCCGTTTTCTGTACTAACCATCATTTTTGGATTACTAAGATGAATACCTGTTTCATCATTTTTTTCTAGTCTTCCAATAAATTCACCGTGGGGTGTTAGTACTGTTATTAAATCGCCTTGTTTCATTCTTCATCACCTCCATATGAAAACTCTTTGTGTGCAGCTATTTCTAACTTTTCCATAATCTCATCTGTAAAATATGCTTGTGGATCATCATTAATAGTTTTTCCAAACACTTTACGACCATCAGGTAGTTCATATTTTGTTGATACTTTTTTAAATATATCATACTTTTCTGCAAGTGGTAATAATCCATAATATTTGTCAAGACCTTTATTATATGTCAGTCTTACCTCACAATTAGAATTTTCTTTTGTTAGTCTTGACTTTTGATTTTTTGCTTTAATGATATTTCCAATTACCTCAGTTCCGTCCTTTTCTTTCTTTTTTGAAAGATAAACAATACTAGATGCGGCATATTTTAAACCAGAACCACCACCCATTTCTTTCATAGGAACATAAGAACCAACAACATCATAAGTGTGATTTGTTACAACCATTGGTACTTTTGCTTTACCAAGTTTTAAAGTTAAAATTCTAAATGCAGCCTTAAGTACTTGAGCTCTTGTCATATCTCTTGTCTCTTTTCCTTCAGAACTATCCTCGACCTCTTTTGTTGTTGATAACATTCCTAATGAATCAAGACACATAAACATCGGTCTTCTAATATCAACATCTTGTTGCATATATCGATCTAAAACTTTAATTGCTTGTGTTCTAAATTCTTGCACAGTAGCTACAGGTAAAACTACCATTCTTGATGCATCAATACCTCTATCTGTAATCATTTTCTTTGTAATTGCTGATTCTGATTCAAAATAAACTACACCACCCTCTGGGTTTGCATCTAGAAAATGTTTACACATTCCCATTAAGAAAAATGTTTTACCTGTTGCTGATTCACCTGCAAGTGCAGTTATTTTATTTTGTGGAAGCCCACCTTTTAGTGATCCACTTAACATTGCATTAAAAATATAAGAACCTGTATCAATAAAGTTTTCTACATCACCAGATTCTACTCCGTCTTCAACTAAATTTGCATATTCGTTTCCTGTTGTTTTAATTATGTCTTTTAAAAAGTCATTTGCATCTAATGTCATTTTATTGCTATTGCTCCTATAAAATTGTGATTACGCCAAAACACTTGTACGTCTTTGAAACCTGCTCTCTCTAAATGATCTTTCAATTCTGGCCATGTGTTGGGTTTCAACATGTGTCTTAGTGTCTTTTCTTTATCAAGAATATCTTTGTCATCAAAGTGTTCTCTTTTGTGATCATAGTACATGAAAGTCATCATGTCTTGAATATGTGCATTCTCAGAAAAGACTTTTTCAGAAAATACAAATGCACCACCAGGTATTAAACTATAATATATTTCTCTTAACAAATCTGCTCTGTCTTTTTTTGGCATAAATTGTAAAGTAAAAATTGATGTAACAAAAGAGTTGACATCTTGACGCCATCTGTATTCTCTAATGTCTTTTTGTAAAAAATTAACTAAATTATCCATATCGGGAAACATCGAATATAATTCTCTTAGTCTTTTATCCAAGTCTTCTTTAAATCCTTCAGCATACTCAACACCCTCATAACAAACAAATGGTTTGTGTTTTATATTTTCTTGCATAATTTGTTTTGTTAGTTTTCCTGTAGAACAACCTATGTCTAAGACTGTGGTATGTTCTTCAACGAAGTATCTTGAAAAAGAAACTACATCGTTGAGTAAATCTCTATAACCTCGAATAGATTGATCAATATGATTATCAAATCCTTCTTCTCTATGTGCAAAAGTAAAATCGTTCATTATATATTCCTTAATACATTATTGTACATGGATTCTGCAAGTGCTTTCATCATTAATGATGGCACCATACGTCCACATCGTTCTGCTTTTTGTGCCCATTTCCCTGTTAACTTAAAATCATCAGGTAATGATGTCACTCTTTTTAATTCACCCAAAGTAAATTTTCTGTCTTCTTCCCAATGACACACTCCAGCAGTTTTTTCTGTAGCACCCATTGCTGTAATTGTTGGTGAAGGTTGAAACTGAGATGCAATCTTCAAATTAAAATGCCATCCTTTTGGATGATAATCTGTTCCTGTAATTACTCTATCTGGGTTTCTTGGCATCAACACGCATGTTTGTTTGTAGTATGCTGTCTCTTTCCATTTTGTAGTAAGCATTTCTACTTCTTCTTTGTCATACTCTAATCCGTCAAATGCACCTTCTAATGTTGTTCTTGTTTTATTTTCTGTAGGAAAGATTGACGATAGTGTCATAAAATTTAATCCTACTTGATCCATAATATCATCTCTTACTGCCATAAAAAATACACGTCTTCTTGCTTGTGGAACTCCATACCAAGAACAGTCATGTACTTTTGCAACAACTTGATATCCTATTTCTTCAAATGTATTTTGAATTTTATTAAAATATGTTTTTGCTTCTCCTACAGTAAGACCCTCAACGTTTTCTGCAATAATAGTCTTTGGTCTAATTCTTTCTGCAACACGTAAAAACTCAAAGAATAAATCTTCAATATTTTCTACTGTTTTTCCGTCTGAATATTTTTTAGTTTTTCCCCAGCCATCTGAATGAACTGTTCCTTCTCTGGCAAGAATACCACACATACTAAATGCTGAACAAGGTGGTGATCCGTCCAATAATTCTAATTCACCTTCTTTTAAACCTGTTGCATGTAGAAAGTCTTTACCTGTCAATTCTTTAATATCACCATCAAGAATAGTTGTGTATGGATAATTGTCTCTATAAGTATTTCTTGCTTCTTCAACAAACTCATTGATTGCAAGAATTTTTCCACCTGCAAGACGATATCCTGTGGAACTGCCTCCACCACCTGCAAATGTAGATATGACACGAAACTTTTTTAATGCTTCTGCATCATAAACATCTTTTAGTAAGTATGGTTTGTATTTCATATGAAGTTTTCTAATGTTCCTTTATGTTGTACTAACGTTGCCCAATCACGACATACGTCCATAATTCTTTTTCTATTGTATAGGTTTATATCCTTATTGTCAAGAAGTTTTTCAAAAATAATTGGTATCTCTGCGACAAGTTGGAGGTTAAGGTGTTTTTTAAGTTTGAGATCATCAAATTCACTAAAATGTTGACGAATAAGATGTTTTTCATATGGTTTATTTATACCATCCCAATCAAATTGTATAAAATAATCAAACACTTCTTGATTGAGATATGGTGCAATCAGTATTTTATTATATTGTTTACCTAACATTTCTAACTGTCTTACACCTGCTGGATTTGGTGAGGAAAAATAATCTGTTCTAAATTGATCAAACTTTTCCTTTGTGTGTTTAAAATGTATCATCGCTTTTTTACTTAAACCATAATGACCATCAGCGGCAACACCAGATATGATAACTTTTTCTTTTATCTTAGGAAACATATACAAAAATGGCCATGTACATTCAAAATGTACTTTCTTTTTACAATCATAATTGTATGCCATTAACTTAAAGTCTTCAACTAAATTTTCAGTTGGTACTTCAATACTTGTAAATTTAAACCCAAACTTTTCACACACTTCTTGTGCCTTTAATGAATCATAAGTTGGATTTCCCTTCACATGAAAAGAATACCCATGTACATTCAATCCTAAACGATGAGAAGTAAATAAACATGTATTACTATCAACTCCACCAGAAAGTAAAACAGCAACATCGTTTTCGTTTTGTCTTTCCTCATTAATAATCTTTTCTAATAATTTGTGTATCATGCAAAAAAGTCCTCTAGTGTTCCCTGTGTTCCATAAGTTCTATCAACAAACCAACCAATCTTTTCAATGATAAAGTTAAGTGGTTCAATAAATGACTTTTCAAATTGTAATTCATAATCAACTTTAAAATCAAGTTGTTTTGGAAGTGTTGTAATAAATGATATGGATGATGATTGATAAATGTTAGGAAGTTTTAAATACAAGAATTTAATCTTGTCACCTTCTTGAATTAATGGATAGTAACTTGAAAGTTTATTTTTTTCAACAAGATGATTGTAAAGTATTCCACCCTTCACATGTATTGGTGCTCCCTTTTTGAAAAGAGTATGTGTTTCAGACCATTTCTTTAAACCATTGACACTTCTTGGATATGCAATGTCTTCTGGTGGAAGTGTGAGAAATTCTTCACGAAAGTTTTTGATAAAAGTATTTAATTCTTTCTCATCACCAGACATCATAATTTTCAATGCCTGTTTAATTTTTTCACGACATGCCGCAGGTGTTGATGATTTAACTGCCTCGATTCCCATGATTTTCAAAGTAGGTTC